CCTGATTAACAAATGAAGTCGGCACCTCAATAGTTAGTCCAATTACTCTGAGAATGATCATCTCATAGTAAGCTGTGAGACCAGGTCTCAGCCACTGAACTGTTATCGGTACTGTATCATTGCGATATGTTCCATATCTTCTCCCGCGTTGAGCTTCCCTGAAATGTTGCATAAACCGGTTATGGACTTCTTCATCTAAAGGAGCAGCCAACATCGCCCTATGATCATCACCCAAAGGCTCTCTACCTCTCTCCAGTTCTCTCTGCAATTGGGCTCTTTGATGTGGAGTAAGCGGATTAGTGCGGATGTAAGTAAGAGCCTGGTCATGATTAGCAATCCCTAGATTGGTTATATTCCTCAGCTGTGTATAAAATTTCGTCATCTGAATAATAGCTGATGTTCTATTATAGGGGTGATGAGTGGTTCTATGCGAGCTCGCACGCAAGAGTGGACGGCACACATTCAACCAGTCAAGCACATCGTCAGGATTAAGATTTAGTCCAACCAGTACAGGCACTATTTCTACATCCCATTGGGCCCCATGCATAGCAGCTACTAGGGCAGTAACAGATGCTGAAAATACTTTCCTGAATGCTACCCTATGTGCATCTGTCATATGACCTGGATGGCTAGCTGCAGGTCGCACCACAACTACTCTATCTTGTGAAAACACACTAGTGGATAATACGCACTCAGATATCACTCCAACAATGTCTCGGAGGTCATCAACTGCCTTATCAAGCTCTCCTGAGTTTATCACTCCATGTCCAAGGTCATAGAGCACTCTGAAGATAGCGTCCAGATGCTGTCGAGCATAATTCAATGCCTCTTGCACCTCAGGCCTCAACTGTACAGGACCTTGCCCCCTCGCTGCAGCTACATCTCTCAATGCAGATCCAGCAAGGCCCCTAATCCTTGGATCCAAAGTATGCCACATTGCTGATGCAATAGACTTCCTCAAAACTAGCGATCTCAGTAAAGGTGCTGTAGGCAGTGCCCTCATTGGCAAAATCGCAGACGAACCCGATAGTACCACATCGTGAATCCATCTAGTCAAACCATTGATAGAAATCATGATGACAGCAGTAAGATCCTCAATATCATCATCAGCTACATTCCATGTCATCTCTTCAAAAGATTCCTGGTTCTCTACGGTGACTAAGGCCTCATTGATAGATGCTTGAAATTCATTCTGAGTTCTAATATCCACATCGAGATCAGGATATGGATGCATCGGGATATCAAGCATCATCATCTCTCGCTTGATGCAGTTCTCAGATAGAGCATCTGTATTTCCATATAGAGTGTATATCTTGACATCTGTATTCACTTGCGCTCCAGTGCTCCGATCCTTTAGAGAAGCAAAATATGCCAGAACTCGAGCTCCCTCAAGGTGCGTCACACGATCTGCTCTCCTAAGGGTCCTCACTCTCCCTAGTGCCTCACCGACATAATTCACTGACGATAGAGCCCAAAAAGCCTTTGGCATCGTAACTCGGACATCAGTGGCTACACCTCTCTGCGCTGTTCGCCTGTGGAAAGCACGTGTGACACCGGGAGGCAGTGTAGGAACGGGCGTCCTGAAGATGTTACCCAAAAATCTAAGAAATGGTAAGGACTCTGGAGAATACGAGAGGAATGATGCACAGACAGCCTGGAACTTTCTAGCTGATGATATCTCAACATCCCCAGTCGCTTCGGAAAACCAATGGAGGGCTGAGTTGTCCGATGGAAATTGTACTCGGGGCTCGACATAGTCTAAAGCACACGGATTCTTCATACTGTGGGGAGAATACCTAACTTGAATAACAGGCACTCCTGAATTTCTATCAAGGCTTAGCACACTTCTGATAGACAGTTTGAGAGGGTGTAAGTTCAATCCTTGATTTACCCTTGCCACAATCCTTGTAACAGCCTCATAAGGTGTAGTGCTGAGAGTCTCACCAGAGTTGATCGCTGTTCGCCAGATGCTAAATGCTTCTCTGCATCTCTTACTATCATCAGCCTGCAGTCGTCTCAGATCACCTCTCCGAATAAGTCGGATAGCCCCAGATCCTCTCACAAGCGCCATTGCCTTAGTGAACTTGATCCAAGGGGGTAGGGACATAGTCAGACTCGAGAGTGCTCGATGGTCAATATTCTCAACTGAGTGCAAAGCATCCGTGATTAAGCGATCCACAACAGGAGTGATCGGATGAGATCCAATAGCTCCAGACAGTGATGCAGGCACAGTTGATTTTATCAGCTCAATTGCTTCCATGAGGACACCGATCCCACTAGTATCAGGAAGAGATGAGGCAAGTAGACTCCCCATGAGGACTCGAGATGCTGATGGCTTCACGCCATTGACTACTACTTGCAAGTGGGCAGCTATAGCCTTGTATAATGGAGCATCCATTCTGGCCAAACCCTCTAGATCGGCTATGTATTCAGCAACTACGTCAATGTCAGAGCCCATACACAGCTCTATTGGAGACCTAATCCTCATTCCACCTAGGGCAACTGGAGTGATCAGGAGGGCCTCCGTAGCTCGATTATCATCATTCATCATGAAGTTTGAAAGATAAGTTGCGCAGATAAACCTTAGAAGAATGTAAGCAGATATGGGATTAGCTCCTGCTGCTACCGCTGCTGATACCTGACCCTCAAAAGATGATATTCTCATTCGTAGAGGGGATAATCCTCTAGAGCTCTTTAGCACTCCAGCTGAAGTAATCTCTTTAAACCACATTGGGAGCAGATGGCCATTGTGGCACATATCCCCAAGATATTCCCATACTTCACTGCTAACCATCGTCTTGCCCAGATGAAAGACTAACCCATGTTTTGCATATGTAGCTTGAATTCTCATAACTCTCTCATAGTTATCACGTGGGTTATGTTGTACTGGAGAATAGAAGAGTAGGAGTCCATCATCAGAGTAAGTGAGGATCATACCACTGAGTCCGGTGGACTTCAGGGCTACCTCCATTATAGCAGCATGGATTGATGACCACACAAAGTTTAGGAATCCCTCAAATCCACCCTTGACGCCTGAGAGCCAATCAAAGAATCCTCGTGTATTATGTATCACAACTGCAGCCCTGAAAACAAGATCTAGTCGAGCCATCCAAGCCTCACCAGTGACCTCAGCTAAGATCTTACCATATTCTCTGACAAGTGCCATTGGGAACCGTTTACTGAACTCCGACATATCAAATGACACAAAAATTGATTGTTTCTCAGCATCTGGACCACTTACAGCAGCTGCAAATTGCTCTAAATCTCGCCTCCTGCCAGAATACCCCTTGACGATTGAGACTCCATTCTGCTTCCTTGAGATCTGGCGAGCTACTCTTTCAGCAATTTGTGTTATTGTCTTGAGCTCTTGTTCAGCCATGTAAAAGATTCTGGTCACTTTCTTGTGAAACTCGCCCAGCTTTGGCTCTGTCCCAACTAGATATCTGGCTCCAGGGGTATTTAGCACAAATTCCTTCAACTCATCTTCTGGAATCTCTTCTGGAGATAAGCCAGGATATCTAGCTTCAAAAGCTTCATGAAGTGCAACCACTCTCTCAAACCTCTTTATAGCCTTCTTAGTGTTTAATCCACCCTCACCACGTAGGTGATTTGCTGCATCATTAACTGTATGAGCCTCTTTAGAGAAATCAGGCTGCCTGTCAGGTCCTTCTCCTCTAGCCCAAGCTCTACAATCCTCAAGGTCATCCTGGGAAAATTCAGGCGCTTTCTGTGAGCTTTTATCACTTGGTGATAGGACAATATCAGCTGGTTTTGCTACTGTTCTGACAGGAAGAAATCGCACATCAGCCCACGCTGTCGCTGACCTTTCACATACCGATGCTATTGACCTTTGGGTACGATTAGCTTCATCAGCTAGAGCTTGGGACGCAAGAGTAGTTGCCTCCAGGCGTACATCGTGAGACGAAGTGGCCATGCTTCGATATAGAGCTCGACGCAGTGTGCCTCGGAACCTTGGGAGAATATCATCATCAACCTTGTTTGGCTCTCCAAGACCTTGAATGGTGCCAAATGCATCCTCTAGATTTGTATCTGGATGAGGCACTGCTTTATAGAGATTAAGGATATTGACCACATCTTCTCTATCACGGAACATGCTACTAAAGAAGTTGAGAACCATAACAGCGAGATCGCGTCTAGAGGGTTTCATAGCTGCCAGTGTTGATTGATACATATTAACTCCAATGATGTTACTTGTATCAAAACGAGCGACTGCTATACCCCTGGCTCCTTTTACAACTTCACCAAGGAAATCAACATCTGATGAAATAATACCCCACACACACTCCACATAATCATCAAGTAGATCCAGTGGCTGATACCGATAACTGGTGCTCGGGAGCATGAACATGATGCTAGTCCAGGATTTGATCAGGGAAAGAAGCTTGTGTGTATGTGGTTCAGGAATAGCCAAGATGGTATTAGCCACCTTCATAAACATCACAGGGCCAAAGGAAAGAAATGCAACTCCACGAAAGGGGTCTTTTCCCTCAAACTCAAACGAAGGAGTATTATCATCGTCATATCCAGATTTGCCCCACTCCTTATATGCATAGTTGAATTTTGCCCTAGCCTTCTTCATTTTCTCTGCAATAATAGCATCTAAAGTAGGCATGACTGTCAAATGGTCTATCACATCGGAAGTCGACATAATTAGCTGGTTCTTCCCTAGACCACCTCGACTTGCTCTATAATTCGCAGATATAATCGAATTCTCTACTTGTGATCTGACTCGGATCCATACCTGCTTTTCAGGAGTGATGACACCTACTCTATGCTTCAAGAGCTTCCTGAATGCTGTCCATACCGAGAAGTTCCCAACAATTTCATTGTCCGGATTCAGTCGCATGGGAGCATTGTGGATTTCCTGAGCCTTCGCCTCCAGAGCAAAGTGTCTTTTGATCAGAGTGTAAGTTTTATCCAGCCGATCTCCTTCACCAAATCCACTCTTCTTAACTATGCGTGCAATGTTCTCACATCTCCTTCGCACTGCTGGATGCATGCGTCTAGATGCTGGAGTTATCCCGAGCACTGCTCCAACAGTAACTGCAAAGTGATCATCTGCAATGAGATTAGACATCTGGAAAGAATTTTTGGATATGAAAGTAAGATGGATCTTGCGTATGGTGTATGTAGTAAGTATGTGTTTCTTG